GGTCTAGGTGCAATTCAAGCAGAAGCCATTGCGGCTGATGCAAAATCAAAATCAACCGAGGCAGTTCTTAGAGGTCAACAAGATGGACAGGGTTCACTGACACCAACACCGCCACCCGTTGATCCCGAACCAAACTATAGTGGTGGTTGGGGACAGTTATCACCCGGATAACAAAAAACCCCCGCCGAAGCGGGGGTTTTTGCACACATCACACACCCGTGAGTGTTAGTCCTCTTGTTCAGACAACCGTTGGAAGTAAGCCAATGCGTCTTCTTCCGAGTCAGGCTCAATCGCTTTTTGCGGAGCCGGTTCACTTGTAGTATCTGTCGTTACCACTTCTTCATCAACAGAGACATTCTCTGCGGTATTAGTTGGTTGTGAACCACCGAGGACAGTTTCCAAACGAATCTTCAATTCGTCATAGGATTTGTAATTTGTCGGATCGACAAACTCACTGAGGGGATACTGAGTTCCCCAAATTCCCTTCAACTTCTCTTCATCCCCATCGAAGAGAGCAGAAGTAGAATCAAACTCCGACTTGTCGTAGTTGGGATAACCAGCGACCTTGCGTTGACGCAATCGGAAGTTTGCACCTTGCCAGAAGTCGAATGGGATGATTGGATCTTCATCCGCAAACTCTGGCTTCATTGCATCCACACACTTCTGATGAATCTTCATTCCATAACGGAACAAGAAAACCTTACCTTCATTTTCAGGACAGGCAGGATCAGAAATCACAAGGATGTTCGAGACAAAGTTCTTCTTACGCTTTGTCTTTTGTGAAACCATATCCTTGTTGGCTTGGATGCCACTGTTCCAAAGACGAGAGTTGTATTCGGAAACAGGATCTTTCTCACCAAAGGTAGTACGGGAGTTCTCAATGAACCAACCGCCCGGACCTTGGAATGCGTGAGAATAGTAAAGCACGGCTGCGTCTTCTTCACCTTCACATTCAGGAAGGAAGCGAATGATTGCCGAAGCCGTACCGGAATCATCTACTGTTGGTCGCCAAAAGCGTTCGTCCTTATAAGACTTCTTTTCCTTGCCACCATCGAGAGAAGACAGTTTCTCGATGAGAGCATCTTTGTTTTGACTACGATTTTTCATTTTTTCAAACGACATAAGTTCTCCTTTGTTTTCGTCAGTTTTGTTTCGTCTGTTTCGTTTAGACTGGTGTAGTTTAGCGTCACTTGACACTGTGTCAAGCATCATCTTCAGAAAAAAGTTGAGGGCCTCTCGGAAGTAAATTTACCGATTGAGCCTCGACTTTTATTTTTTCGATAATTGGCTTGCTAAGGTATTTAGCAACTAATTCTGGCTCCAGATCGAGTTCCTCGCAAAGTTCACTTATGGCATCCATATAGCCACAGTGAGTTTTTACGACTCTTTCTTCAACTTTTGAGCAAAAGGTTTTTTCAATTTCATCAAACATGTTATTTCCTTATACATATTACAAACGGAGATTCATATGTCAACAGCATCAGACAATATTACACTCAACCTTGGTTCCGGTGGTCCCGTCGTTCACACCGATTATATCAGCGGAACGGGACATGTCCAGTATGTAAAACTCGATATTGGTGGTGCAGACTCCACCCAACCAATTACCTCTACAAATGCCCTTCCCGTGCAATTGTATGGTTTGAAATCAAATTGGACAACACTTCCTGTTGGTGGTGGTACAGATGGTCAGGCAATCCCTGTTTCTGGAACAATCAATATTGGTGAAGTTTCGGTCACTGGTGGAACAATTGATAGAATTATAGCAGGAGTTTCTTCTGATATTCGAAGTGTTTCCGGTGGAGTAAGTTTTGGAATTGTGAACCATGCTGGAGGATCCTTGGGTGTCACCCTTGATTCGATCAATATCAATAGCATCGCACTTCCCGGTGGAATCACTACCGGCACACTCAAAGTTGACAATGCCAGTGGTACGCTTCCTGCCTATGCGTGTACTGCTGGTGTGAAGATCAAAAATATGCTGAAAACCGCAGAACTTGCAGGGGGAGCAGTGCTTGGTCTTGGTGCTTCAGCCGCAGGTTTTGCTCATGGAACAACGGCAGGAAAGTATTTGTTGTATCCGGGTGAAGAAGTCTTCCTTGAGGTTTCAAATATCAACACCATTCGTGCAACATCAATTACGATTGATGGTGACGGCAATGCGATTATGAGTTTTCAGGCTTCCTGATGCGTCATAAGTTGAATCATGCAAGTGCAGCACTTGACCGGGGACAATTTGTCCGGGGTATGGATGTGATAAATTTTCATAAAGATCTTCATGGAGACACTGGTGACGATAAAGAAGAGCCAAATCCAGATACCCCATCATGTCCAGCCGGTGAAATTGCAGCAACATGTGAAGGTGATGTAATCGGTACAAATCCCGGTAATGTCGATGATGAAACGGACGAAGATGACAGCGATGCGATATGGTCAGATACACAAAATTTCAATGGTATCCAAGGACTTGCGTCTGGTGCATTGGGTCGATTGGGTCAAAACACAATCTATGGAATTCCTTTTTTCAAGTCTGCACAACTTTTGCAAGGTGAAACTTTTTCAACTGAGTTTGACACTCGAAGACAAGTAGAAGGAATTGGTGAACCCCCGACTGAAGACTCCTCTTTCAATAGTGCAGAATCAATTTTGGCTTTGAAAAGAAATTTCTTCTCAATCAAAAACGAGGGTGTTGGTAACGCACAAATAGTTTCCAAACTTTTATTCTCAACAATCAATACCCGCGAGAGCATCAAGGGTATTAGTTTTGCAAACCTCTCTGCCGCAACAGGATTCACAGAAAAAACTTTACAATCCATTGCTGATTCTGGCGGTGCGACCCGAGGATACAATAACTTTTTTACACAAAAGCACTTCTTCTTTGATCTGACTAGATCCGCAACTCGCTTTGATGGATCTAAAGGAATGACAACCGGCGATGCAGTCGTGAGTGCTTTCTTGAAGATTCCAGTGAAGGATCAATTTGCACCAAGAGAACAGTACCACGGACTGAATAATAACTCGTTGTCAACCCAAGGTAGAGTCAAGACAATCGGCAGAAAGTTTGAAGCAATTCGATCTAGAAACGATTTCGGCTTTGGCAATAGTTTTGGCATTACTGGGTTTACAGGGTCCGGTGGGTTTACTGCATTCGGAACATTCGCCGGATCGATCACGCCAGATGTTGATACAGACATTCGAACAATCAATCTTATTGACGAAGATTTGAAGAAAAATGATTTTATTGTTTTTGATATCAAGTCTCATGTTGATGATGCTCTTGCAAACCGAGGTGGACTACTGAGGTTTGTTCTTCGTCCAACTGGATCTGAGTTTACTACCCAAGGCATATCTTCTGGTGGTCTTGAGACAACCGGAACGGGACCAACACCGGGTGGTCCAGATGGTCACGGTTTTGAAATGTATGGTACTGGAACACTCAAGCCCAAGATTGATATTACTTTTACTTCAAAAATAGGTTCGGGGATGACACGAGATTTTTCTTTCTGAGCATCTCTGTCTCGTAAACATCAATTGATCGTTTGAGTTCACCCACGAAATCAATTGGCTGTTTGACAAATACTTGATTCGCTCCATCTTCTGATGTAATAAGAATTACAATTTTCTTGATTTCTTGTTCCATCATCTCATGCCACATGATTGCATATGCAGTTGCTTGGCAAAAGTAATTTTTGATATTTGATGGTGATTTGCGTCGGGTCGAACCCTTGAAGTCGATGATACTCAACTCTCCGTCAAACTCGGCAACACAATCAACTCGACCAGCCAACCGTAGAGTGTGGCTCCATAGAGGCACTTCCAAAGCACGCACATTATCAATCCGAGCGATACTTCTTTTTATATTTGCGAAAAGCATCTTTTCATTTTTTTCCATATCTCGCACAGGATCATTGTTTAGATAATTTTCACATGCCTCGTGTAAAATATTTCCACGTACACTTGTTCGATTGGCTTCTTCTGGATTTTCTCGTCGCCACTTGGCAAAAAACTTTTGTTTCTCATAGCCAACAACGGTGGTGACTGATGGATACCGTTTTTCATTGGGTGCAAGGTAGAATCTACCCTCATCCTCTTGGATGGTTTTCATTTCTTGAATATCTTTTGGCGGAGGGATATGGGTAAATTTCTTCATGACATTCGAATTGTACAGGCAATTTCGAGCGTGTCAAGTCATATTCTTGGAGGAGCCGATTTATATGGGTGGGTATCGGCTAAAACTGACGAAATACCAACCCGATGAGCGGTGAATCCCTCAAGCCGCAATCGATCTTTTTGTGTGATTCCGCCCAATGTCGATGTGCCACCAAAACAAATTTCTGCCAAGTCACCATTGAACTCTTGGGCCCCTGATGTTGTCAAAGCCCCAAGAACGGTGTCTGCATCATTATCGATATCAACGGTGTTGTCTCGCTCCACTCCCCCAACTCCATCAACAAATGCTTGAAGTTTTGCGTTGATCCGGGTGACAGTAATGATATGTGGATCTCCGTCTTCACACGATCCCGCTGTTGCCGTGGTTCCATCTCCAAATTTTGCACTCAAATTACCATTGGATTGGAGAAAGATTCTTATTTCTTCAGTATTGCCTGCTCTTTGTAGAGCCATAATTGTATTATTTGTCGTTACCGCTTCTGCGGCAACATGGATGGCACAGCAAAAGATAAAATCACCCGTTCCAAAGTCAAGAGCATCTGCTGGTGAACTATCAGCCATCAAATTTTCCGCAGTGTCGGCACTGAAAACCAAATGCTTTGATTTTGGAAAAATATCACTAGATGGTCCGGCAATTGCAGGTCTTCTATTTTCGGTTGCTTGCCGAAGTGTTGTTCCATAACGCTGACCACAGAAATCATAAGCATACTCAGCGGTTCCAGTTGAGTTTCGATACTGTCTAAAACTGTACCATGCAATAACACTCGACAGATTTCTAGGAGTCCAAAGTCTACTGCCGATAGATCTTACTTGCTGATAAGATTTTTGAATTGCAGAAGATTTCATTATGATGCCATATATCTTGCAGTCATACCAACTGCCTCGGCAACAAGATAAACTTTATCCAGTTCATCAATATCGATAAAGACTTCCTCATCAGATCCAAGATGAAATCCGCTTTGTGTCGTGCCTGCAACGGTAGAACATACAAAAATGTCTTGTGTGTTTCCAGCATCGGCTTTGATTCGTACACCAGAGTTGGTTTCAAATGATCCAAACACCGGGAAAGCCGTTGTTCCAACAGAGGCACTACCAACACCAAATGACTTCACACTTGTTGGGTTTGAAAATCGTCTTCGTCCATTTCTGGGTGTTCCGTAATATGCGTCATCAGCCATTTGTTTTATCTCCTAGTGTATTTAGCATTCTTATTTCAGTTCTTGATTGCGATGAGCGTAACAGTTTTGCCACCACCCAAGTCTTGCTTGTCACCGAGTTTCTTGACCTTTGGTCCCATCATCATATCAGCCACGGGGTGAACCTCAAAACCAAGTTGTCTACCCCCATCAATAAAGTAAAAACCATCACCGGCGTTAGCGTGTTTCATAAAACTCTGCATCATTTTTCTATATTGTTTATCAAAGCCGAACTTTTTGAGTTTTGCCGTAAACACTCTTTGTTCCATGTCGAAACCCTTGAACATGGTTTCCACGGTTTCATCTAGTTGCACATCTTCCTTGAAGACCTTTGCCGTTTGTGGACCCTCGGTCGTTTTGATAAGTTTACCACCATGACGTTTCATAATTTTCGCCATCTGTAGGAACGTGCCGAGGATTTTTGGTCTACCCGATGATAAGAAGGTGGTCACTTGTCCGTCGCTAGTTCCGGTCGAGTTTCCCAACCCTTTCTGTGAGATCTCTCGCATGAACTTTTGAGCGATCCTCTTATCGGCAAACTCAAACTCAAAACTTTCATCGAGTTGCACATCTTCCTTGACAATTTTCATATCACGCAGAATAGTTCCCATATCACCCTGAGCCAGAGACACAGAGCCGTTGCGGTCAAAAAGTTTATACTTCATGCCACTGGGATTCTCTTTGTTCACAAGAATAATACGACCGACTTTTGATGCACCAACGACACGATGTCCGTTGGTGACTTTCAGTGTGATCGGCTTACCACCACTGGTAAACGAGTTGCCAAAGGAAACTTGAATTTCGCTGCCCTTTTTCAACTTATCATAGATGTCTTTTGCTTTTTTCTTATCAAAAGTTTTGACTTCTTCATTCATCCTTTGGTTGAGATGATGATAAAATGGGTTTTGAGGATTATTTCCGATAGGTGGTTTGAAATACATTAGTGGGTTTTCCTATTGAATGCTTCCATGACATCTTTGACTTGCATGAACATGTCCGACAGTGGGTCGTAATACTTTCCTGCTTTTCTGTCGTAGTAGTAAACTTGTCCAGACTTCTTGCTACGGTACGGTCCTTCAAGTCCTTCTTTCTCACGATTCGGGAAACGATCTCTGTCAATCGGCGTGACAATCTTGCCACCCCCAACTTTTCCCTGTGCCTTCATCTTGTTGTAGTGTGCCCTTGCAGACATTTCAGCGATTTGCACACTTTCAAACATCTTGGCATCTTTCTCGGCTGCGGCTTTGGTCTTGTGTGGTGTGCCTTGTGCAATAAACTTTTTAGTCTTTGGGCTGAAAACCATCACTTGAAAACCAAACTTTGTTTTTTCAACTTTTGGTTTCGTTGCACGAGCGTCTTGAGCAGCAGCGATTCTGTCATAGTAATCATCTTGCCGCTCCTCAAGTTCTTCCTCTTTCTTCTTTTTCTTGCCCTTGGCTTCGTAGCCACTGGCAAAGGCGGCACGACGTTGAGCGTCACTTGAAAATCCCTCTTCAATGGATTTATCAAACTCACCACCAGATTCTCTAATCATCTTTGCAAACTTTTTTCTTACTGCTCCGGTGTGCTGCTTGGCATCAAAGGTAAAGGTAGTTCTATTTCCTTTGAATGTAGCACCCTTGTAACCGGGAAGTTTGGCTTGGGTCACGGCTCTTGTCAATCTTTCGTAAGCGTTTTTGTCGCCCTTGACCATAACGTTGATTACTGTTCCACGCTCTTCGTCAAGTTGCATATTGTCATCAGCAAACTCTGGATGGTATGATGCCGCGAGATAAATTTTACTAAAACCTTTTTCCTTCGCAATCTTTTCTGCTTCAGCCTTTGCATCTTTATAAGGCATTTTGTTCGGTGACATGTAAAATTCTTTACCAAATTTCTTATCACTAAAAGACCATCCACCAGTCTCGTTTTGTTTTGGACTTCTACCGTGGTCGGAGCGATAGTGTGAGGTATCAACAGTGCCTTCGTTCAGTTTGTCAGCATTAGTGTCCATGAACTTGTTCATCTCGGCATTATTCTTGAAGGTCATCATGTAAGTGTTCTTCTTAGTTCTCTTACCGCCAGACTTCCTGCCATCTGCATCATTCTTGAATTCTACTTCCACACTTACATTTTCATGAAACTGTCTGTTCAAAGGATGATAAAATGGGTTTTGAGGA